GGACTATCTTGGATGGGTTTATTGGGAGCCTTAAACTTAAAAGTAGAGGAACACCTATACACCCAAGAGACTACCAAGTTAACGCCGTGGATTTCGCAATCAGAAAACATCGTGCTTTATTGCTTAGTCCTACTGCATCTGGTAAATCTCTTATTATCTACATATTAGTAAGATACTACGAGTTACTTTTAAAATCACAAGATAATGATAGAATACTCATTCTTGTTCCAACAACATCTTTAGTAGAACAGATGTATTCAGACTTCCTTGATTATGGGTGGGATGAAAAATACATGCAAAAGATTTACAGTGGACATGACAAGAATGTAACTAAGAAGGTTGTTATATCTACATGGCAGTCTATCTACAAATTTCCAAAGAGTTATTTCAGTGTATTCGGGTGTGTAATCGGAGATGAAGCACACTTGTTCAAAGCAAAGTCTTTGACTAATGTTCTAACCAAATTAGACACATGCAAGTATAGATTTGGATTGACAGGTACACTAGATGGAATGCAAACCCACAGATTAGTCCTAGAGGGACTGTTTGGTACACTAAATAGAGTAGTATCCACCAAGGAACTTATTGACAAAAAGACATTAGCTGATTTTGATATTAAAGCATTAGTCTTGACTTATTCAGAAGAAGAGTGTAAACTTGTTAAAGATATGAATTACCAAGATGAGATGAACTTTATTGTGTCTCATCCAAGGAGAAATGAATTCATTAGGGACTTGACACTTAACCTAAACACCAATACATTAGTATTGTTTCAGTTTGTAGAGAAACACGGAAACATTCTCTATGATATGATTAATAACTCTGCTAAAGACAGAAGAGTATTCTATGTCTTTGGTGGTACGGACACACAAACTCGTGAAGAAATTAGAGAGATTACAGAGAAAGAAAAGAATGCCATTATTATTGCCTCTTATGGTACGTTTTCTACTGGTATTAATATTAGGAATCTTCATAATATCGTGTTCGCATCTCCAAGTAAGTCCAGAGTTAGAGCATTGCAATCGATTGGCCGTGGACTGCGTAGGAGTGAAAGTAAAGATAGTGCTACCCTCTTCGACTTAGCAGACGACTTATCTCACAAATCCAAAAGAAACTTTACATTGAACCACTTCATGGAACGAATAAATATATACAATGAAGAGCAGTTCGATTACACCATAAACAGGATAAAAATCAAATGACGGAATATAAGATTCTAAAACTTTTAAGTGGTGAAGAAATTATTTGCAATTTGATAGCAGACGAACATCCTAGAACCTATGAAATAGCATCTCCCTTACAGATATCTGTAGTTCCAAAAGTAACCAAGTATGGAATTGATGAAGCTGTATCTTTGGTGAGATGGATTCATTTTTCTGAAGAAAATGTCTACAACATCGATAAGAGTAAAGTTATGATTATCACGAAAGCTTCCCTTGGACTAGCAAAGTTTTACGAACATTGTGTTCAACGGATGGAGACTGATGCTGTCGATATTGTAGAGAGAGAACCCTCTGATGAAGAATTGATGAGTATTGAGGAAGATGAGTGGGATGAAGATTACGGTGACGTAATGACTAAGACTTTACATTGATATCTAATAACTTATATAAATCTATTCATTCTCATACCCTACATAGCTAATATACCAAGCTGTCAAGAGAAAAGCAATAGATTTTTGAAATAAATTTAAATCAAATAAGCTATTGACATATCTGTGTAAACCTGTATAATGGTTAATAGTTGCAGAAACAAATGCAAACAATGTGGAGATATAATAAATGGCTAAAAAGAAATCTGGTGCTCATTATGTTAATAACAAAGAGTTCCTAGAGGCGATGACTAAATGGAAAGAGCAATGCAAAGATGCTGAAGCACTAGGTGACCCACAACCACCAGTGTCTAATTATATTGGGGAATGTTTCCTCAAGATTGCTAATCATTTATCATACCGTCCAAACTTTATTAATTACACTTACAGAGATGAAATGATTTCTGATGGTATTGAGAATTGTCTACAGTATTGTAGGAACTTCAATCCCGAAAAGAGTAATAACCCTTTCGCTTACTTTACGCAGATTATCTATTATGCGTTTATTCGTAGGATTCAGAAAGAGAAGAAACAACAACATGTTAAACATCAAATTATTGCTAACATGAATGTGGACATTCTTATGGATGGTGATAATGAACAAGGTGTGTTTGTGGAGTATCTACAGAAGAACTTCCTACCACTAGAAGCAGTATACAAACCCAAGAAGAAAAAGAAGTCTGAACCAAAAGGACTTGAAAATTTTTATGATGAACAAGGTGATGAGATAATAGATGAAGATAGCGTTAATAACTGATACCCATTTTGGCGCCCGAAACGATAACCTAGCATTCAATGACTACTTTTATGATTTTTGGGAGAAGCAATTCTTTCCAGCCATAAAGGAACGTGGTATTGATACTGTTATCCACTTGGGTGACGTTATGGACAGACGTAAGTTTGTATCTTATAAGATAGCACAGGACTTCCGTAAAAGATTCATTCAGAAATTTGTAGATGAAGGTATTACCTTACACATGCTTGTAGGTAATCACGACACATTCTACAAGAACACTAATGATGTCAATTCCCTTGCAGAACTTGTTGAGGGAAGATACCCAAAAATGTTTGTATATCCAGAGACAGCGACTGTCGAGTTTGACGGTACGCCTATCTGTTTTATTCCTTGGATTTGTCCAGACAATTACGGACATACAATGGAACACATTAAGGGTACTAAAGCACAAGTTGCAATGGGACACTTAGAGATTAATGGATTTGAAATGCATGCTGGACACTTTGCAGAAGGTGGATATGACAAACAATTCCTAAGAAAATTCGACACTGTATTCAGTGGCCACTTCCATAAGAAATCTGATGATGGACAAGTATATTATCTTGGCAACACTTATCAGATGACATGGAGTGATGATGGTTGTCCTAAAGGATTCCATATATTCGATACGTCAACTAGAGAACTAGAGCGCATTGTTAATCCATACACAATCTTTCAAAAAGTCTACTATGATGAGACTACAACAGACTATACACAATTTGATGTATCTCAATTAGAGAATAAGTACGTTAAAATTATTGTAGTTAACAAGAAAGACTTCTATGCATTCGATAGGTTTATTGACAGGGTACTTGGTGAGTCTGGTGCTCACGAGGTGAAGATTGTTGAGGACTTCTCTGAATTGGATGCAGAAAACGTAGATGATACTATTGTGGAGAATGCAGAGGATACTATGACTTTATTAGAGCGTTACATTGCAGAATTGGATGTGACACTAGATAAGAGTCGATTGACTAATATGATGAAATCTTTATATCTTGAAGCGAGTGACTTAGAACTGTGATAATATTTAAACATGTACGTTGGAAGAACTTTCTTTCAACAGGAAATAATTTTACTGAAATTCAATTAGATAGAAGTACAACAACTTTGATAGTTGGAGAGAATGGTGCTGGTAAAAGTACTGTTCTTGATGCTCTTTGTTTTGGACTATTCAATAAACCCTTCCGTAACATCTCAAAGAAGCAATTAGTAAACTCTGTTAATACTGGTGCATCTGTTGTAGAGGTAGAATTTAGTATTGGGACTAAAGAAGTAAAAGTTGTTCGGGGTATTAAACCAAATATATTTGAGGTTTGGGTTAATGGTAACATGATTAATCAAGATGCAAATGCTCGTGATTATCAGAAGCATCTAGAACAACAGATTATGGGGTTGAACTATCGTTCTTTCACACAGGTTGTTATTTTAGGTTCTTCTACGTTTGTACCGTTTATGCAGTTACCCACCAAAGCCCGCCGTGAGGTTGTCGAGGATATCCTAGATATCAAGATTTTTTCTTTAATGAACTTCCTGTTGAAGAATAAAACTAAAGAACTAAATGATGAAACTCGTGACGTAGCATATAAGTTTGAGATGACTAAAGAGAAAATTACTCTACAAGAAAAGTTTATTAACCAAGTTGTTAATAATAAGTCAGAAATAATTGCTGAAAGTCAACAGAAAGTATCTGATAATGACGCTACAATTAAAACTAGAAAAGAAGATATTGTTGGATTAGAACAAGACAAGGATGACTTGTCTTATGATGCACAAGAGCGTGCAAGGTTAGAAGGAAAGATAACCAAACTAGGTAAAACAGAAGCTGCACTTCAGAATAGGATAAACAGTCATGCCCGCCAAATTAAATTTTTCAAGGACAACGATGAATGCCCGACTTGCGAGCAATCGATTACGGATGATACAAAGCAGACGCAGATTGCAACACGAACCGAAAAAGTTGGAGAAATCAATGAAGGAATCCAACAACTGGAAAACTTGGAAACTGCCGAAAAGTCAAAACTAGATGTTATCATAACGAATCTAGAAACTATTCGTAAGCATGATGTCGAGATTGCAAAGATTCGTGCAACTATTACAGAAATGGAAAAGTATAATGTTAAGTTAAGAAGTGACATTCAGACATATGAGAATGGTTCTATATCTGATGAAGATAAAGAGAAACTTGCAAAACTTAAAGGACAGTTAGAGCTTGTAGAAGAACAAAGGTCTAAGTTGACTGAAGATAAGTTCTATGTGGATGTTGCTAAGAACCTGTTACAAGACTCTGGAATCAAGACTAAGATTATTAAACAATACTTGCCAATTATGAATAAATTGGTAAACACATACCTATCCTCTATGGACTTCTTTGTCAACTTCAATATAGACGAAAATTTCAATGAGACAATCAAGTCACGCTTCCGTGACGAATTCTCCTACGCATCATTCTCTGAAGGTGAGAAAATGCGTATCGACCTTGCCCTCCTATTTACTTGGAGAGCAATTGCAAAGATGAAGAATTCTACTAATACCAATCTACTAATCCTTGATGAGATATTCGATTCCTCTTTGGATGGTACAGGTACAGATGACTTTCTGAAAATCTTAGATTCGTTCTCAGACCAGAACGTATTTGTTATCTCTCACAAACAAGATATGCTATTTGATAAATTCAGAAGTATCATTAAGTTTGAGAAGGTTAAGAACTTCAGTAGAATATCCACAGATTAAAAAATAACAAAAGGAATATGAATATGAAACAGAGTGAACGATTTTATCAGTTGCTGGAAGAGATGAAGGCAACCCATGACGCAAAACGACATGATTATGCAAGTACAGAAGATGTATTTGCAAACTTTAGAACCTGTGAGATGGCTGGAATACCAGCATGGAAAGGTTGTTGTGTTCGTATTGGAGATAAGTTCAGTCGGATTATGGGGTTTGCAAAAAAGGAGACATTGAAAGTCAAGGATGAGAGTATCAAAGACACTCTTATTGATATGGCAAACTATGCTCTGATTGCACTCATTCTATATGAAGAGCAAAATAAAGTGAAAAAAGATCGATAAATGCCTTGACTTTTGTTCTTAAAACATGTATAATGGTTATATAAGATTGAGAAAGAGAGAGAAGATTATGATTACTAATATTGACATTAATACCTTTAACGGTTCTATTCCACCAGCCCACGACTTAGTTGTCTATGAGAAGGGTGGAGAGGCACTTGATGGGTTTACTCTTTATGGGTTTGATGAAGTCGGAATATTTGAGGGTAACTTGCTTGTTCCTCAGTATTGCTTTATGTCAAGTGACCACGATATCAGTGGATATGTAAAAAAAGAACAATAATTATTGATAAATGCCTTGACTTTTGTTCTTAAAACATGTATAATAGGTATATAAGATTGAGAAGAGAGAATATATTATGAAAAAAGTTACTGTAATACATGCTGCGTTTGAAGAAACCCCTGTTACTGTTGCTGAAGTTAACCTTCCTTGGGAAGTAATTAGTGAAGCCAATACTGTAAATCAAGTACTTGAGTATGCATATCGCTGGACAAACAACAT